TGCGATCTCTACTCGCCCGAGGAATGCTGGAATTACCTCAAGGCTACCGGCTATGCGTCAGATTAAACGCACAACGCTCTAATGGAGATCTGTGCACGGGTGGGAGTAGGTTGCTGATATTGCGTCCTTTTGTTGCCTTCCCTGAGTTGGTGGGCGCTGTATGCCCGCCGCCCGGTTGCGACTTTTATCGGACTTGCGCGGTGAGGATGTTGAGGGAGCGCTTGAGGTTGTAGGCGATGGCGGTGAGGTGGACCTGGACGGCGGCTTTGGGCAGGCCTCGCCATCGCATTCGGCGCAGGCCATAGCAGCGCTTCCAGGTGCCGAAGATCTTCTCGATCCTGGCGCGGACGCGGTGGATTGGCTGGTTCCAGGCATTCAGGCGAGCGAGCGTTTCCTCTTCGTCACGCCCCCACATGCCGGTCGCGACGACGCGTGGCGTGCCGCCTTTGGCGCGGACGGCCCCGCCGAACTGTGGTCCTCGATAGGCACTGTCGGCGAAGACCTCGCCAGGATTGTCGGCCAGGATTGTCGGGTAGTGCATCGGGGCCGGCCCGCCCGTCGTTGATATTGGCAGGGGGCACCGAGATCTTCTCGACCAGCGCCGTCGTGGCATCAGCACCGACATGAGCTTTGAAACCGTGGACTGCCGCCTTGCCCTTATGCTTCACCCACCCGCCATCGCCGTCCTGTTCTGTTGCGGAGGCAATGATCGTCGCATCGACAAGGGTGCCGGTCTTGACCTTGATCGCCTTGGCTCTGAGTTGATCGGTCACCACCTCGAACAGTTCGCGATCGAGGTTCCGGGCGGCCAGGAGCCGCCGAAAGCGCACGAACGTGGTGCGTTCCGGTGTCGCCTCATTGGCCGAGAAGCCGCAGAAACGCCTGAACGACGCGATCGTCGAGCGCTTCGGCAAGCTTTACATCGGACAGATCATACCAGATCGCCAGGAGCAACGCCTTGAACATTGCCAAAGGTGGCCAGGCCGGCTCGCCCTTCGTAGCCGGGTAGAGCGCCTCCAACAGCTTCGTGACCGGTTCCCAGGCGACTAGCGCGTCGATCTCATCAAGGGAGGATGACGATCGCGACTGGCGCAAGAAGCCGAACTTCTCCTGGCCGATCGAACGATGGGACATAGCTGCTCTCCACCCCGAAGAGCCCCATAGAATCAGCTTCTCAAAGCCCCGTCTACTCCCACCCGCGCACAGATCTCCTAGTCGGCCAGCCCGGACTATCTCGCAACCCTCGTTTCCAGGGTCGAAGGCGTGCGCCGGATCGCGGAGGGGAAGGACGCCAAGCGGGCTCGCCGGCCTCCGCTATTCCGAGCCGTAAATCCTGAGGCGAACAGACGGTTTGAGCAAGGTGGCGCTGATGTGTTGCCCGAATAATTCACAGTTGGAAGCAAGGGCACCGATAGCGCGCGGCTCTTCTTGTGAGACGCGCTTGTAGCAAGGCAAAGGCCCGCCGTCGTCTTGTGGTCTGCCTTGTGGAAAAGTGATCCGATTCCGAAGTTAGCCTTGGCTGGGCTTTTGAAGGGAGAATCGGATGGACATCAGAGGTTTAGGCCAGAGCAGATCATTGCAAAGCTACGTGAGGTGGATTTGCTGGTCTGGCGGGGCGACCGCGGTCGAAGCGTGCCGGCAGATCGGGATTTCGGAACAGGCGCTGTATCGCTGGCGCAAGGAATAGAGCGGTCTCAAGGTCGATCAGACGCGCCGGATGACTCGAAGGGCGGCGTAGCCGACGATCTGGAGCGCGAGACTGCGCGGCTCAAGAGGCTGGTCGCGGATCTCGTACTGGACAAGGCAATCCTCCAGGAAGCCAGCACGCTTGTTTTTTTGAGCGTCGCGCCTGCGCTCGAACCCGTGGCGCTTGGCGCTCCGTCCCGTCGCCATGAGGCGATCGAGGAGGTCCGTCGTGCGTTACCGGTCTCCGAGCGGCGGACCTGCCGGGTGCTCGGTCAGCATCGCTCGACCCAGCGTCGGTGCTGAAGGATGATACCGATGAGCCACGCCTGACGGCTGATATCATCGCGCTGGCGAAGGATGATGGCTGCTACGGTTGTCGGCGCATCCATCTGCTGCTGAGCCATGCCGGCTGGCAGGCCAGCCTGTCGGTGGTCAAGCGCATCTGGCGGCGGGACGGTCTCAAGCTTCCAAAATGGCAGCCCAGACAACGACGCCTGTGGCGCGGCGGCGGATCGCGCATCCGCCTGCGGCCGCAACACCGCGGGCACGTCTGATCCTGCGAGTTACCGTCCTTCGGGCGTTGCCTTCGGCCCGTCGAGGACCAGACGCACAACGGCGCAAATGTGGATACTCAATATCATCGACGAGTTCGCCCAGAAGCGGCGTACCCGCCAAGAAGATTGGCTCGCGTCTCGCATCACGCAGGTCAAGATATGAAGAAGCGGAAGCGAACGTCCCCGCGATGGCTGAACTTCAGGCTTCGCCTACCACCGGCCACGCCTCGGTTTGATCGATCTCGACGATCAGCAGCACGGTGAGCGTCGCGTGGCATGGCTCATGCGCCGGATCGTCGAGCACTTCGGTCGGCAATATCCATCCACCTGCGTGCGGTCCCGCATCGACTCGGCGCGGATCGAGCGCCGCGCCACGGCCTGTCGGTCCCCGGAGGCTCGCCGCCTGCTCATCATCAAGGAGGATCATCAGCATCACTGTGCTCCCACGGCGGTCATGTAGGTGGATATGGCGGCATAGAGAGCGGTAACATCCAATGCATTCAGACCGGCCCCAACGTGCCCAGCCGCGAACGGGCGTGCGGAATAATAGGGGCCCCCGCCGCCGCGCCCGAAATAGACATTCGAGGTTGCAGGCTGCACGCTCGGGTTACTCTGGGCGAACTTGACGACCCCGTTTATATACAGCGGATTATCCGTCGCCAAGGGGCCCGTGCGTGAACTGATGAAATGACCGGACGTGCTGGTTGCGGCTCCCGCGAATGTAGAGCCCGCATTGATCCGGTGTCCAGTGGTCGATCCGCTTGCGGCAACATAGATGATGCCGTTGGCGCTATCGCCTGCGTCTACCATCGCGGCGGCGCCGCTCGGCCGCGCCCAAAAACCCATGGCAGCGTCATCGCGCGAGCGACTGGAAAAGCTCCATCCCGTGTCGAGATAGCTGCTTGTGCCATTGCCCTGATATCCTCGGTCGATCGTAAAGGCTGGGCTATTTACAGGGACCGAGCCGTAACTCGAGCCCTTGAGGTTGAGCAGCGCAGCTTGGGTATCATGTGCGGCGAATAGCCAGAGCGCGTCAAGCTTGGCCCACACGCTTGCCGATTTGAGTAACCGGATAAGGTCATCATAGAGCTTCGCGCGCTGGACCGTCGGCTGCACGGTCATGCGGGTGAGCAGCGCCTGCGTTTCGGGGAGATAATTGTTCCGTCGCCCCAGCACAGCCGCTGAAGTCAACCCAAGCCCAGGGCCAATAAGCATCAGCGCCCTCCCCCGCAGCGCACAGGCGCCCCATGCGCCGCAGCCCAGCGGCAGATCCGCGCCACAGCCGCCCAGCCGCGCGCACCCCACGCCTCCACGGCCGCGTCATATTCGGCTGCTCCTCTCTCGCTGGTCACGATCGCGTCTGTCGGCACAGGCTCAGGCTCCACCGCCAGATCGGCAGCCGGCGGGTAGATCGGCCTCATGTCGCCCGGCCCGGCGCAGGCGCTGGCAGTTGAGGCGCAGGCGAGCAGCAGAAGGGCTCGCATCGGGGGCTTTGTGGATTTCATCGATCACCTCGTCTTTGATGGCCTCGATCCGTGCCGTGTCGGCCTGCCGCTCGATCGCGGCTTGCTCGCGGGCCGCGGCGTCCTTCCGGAGAATGGCTATGATGCTGGCCTGCTCACGGACCTGCATGGCCAGCCGGTCCCGCTCCGCCTCCATGGCGATGATATGGCGGATCCAGAGAATGCCGCAAATCAGCACGGCCGCAAGCGCAAGGCCGACCAAGGCCGGGCGCGGGCTGGTGCGGAAGAAAGCGAGCGCCGCGGCGATCATGCCAGCACCCGCAACAGCTTCTCGCGCAGCTTCGCGACATGCTCCAGCCCGATCGATCCGCCATTGGTGATGCGCCGGGCTTCGCGATAATCGCCGCGATCGACCGCCTCGTTGACCTTGCCGCGCCGCCAGAAATCGAGCGCGATCAGGAGCGACATGGCCGGCTCGGCGGCCTTTTCCGGATGCGCGACAAGATCGACGCCGATGCGCTCGCCGGCGGCGCGATAATTATTCTTGAAGGTGAGCTGGAGCGCCCCCCTGCCCCGATAGCGCCAACCATCGCCCGGTTCGCTATTGCCCTCGCTCGGCCGGGCATAGACCCTGTTCGCCAGCTTTTGCGGATTGCGCGCGAAGGGCTGCGCTTCGGCCAGCGACGTGAAGCGGGACGGCCATGTCCGGCGGATCGCCTCGGCGCTATAGTCGAGCCTCTCCTCGAATATCCTGAAGCCGCCCGTCTCGTTCGCGATCTGGGCGACGAACTCGGCGACGCGCACCGGCGTGGTCATGTCGAAGGCCGGGAACAAGATCGCCGCCGATCGGCCGAGCGCGCGGATCGCATCGTCGGGGAGGCGATCGGCTGCATAGGCGAAGAGCGCAGCATAGCTGTTCGGGCCGGGGATGCCGTCAGGCACGACGCCAAGCCGCGTCTGGACATTCTTCCAGTCGATCGGCGACAGCGGCACGCGGGGCTCGGAGCGGATCATTGCTGCGCCCCGTCGGGCACCGCAGCGCTGGGCTGGCGCAGCTGCGCGAGCTGCCGTTCCATGCCGTGGAGCAGGAAATTGTCCAGCTCGGTCAGCCGCGCCTCGAGCTTAGCGATCGCCTCTTTCTGCTCGCAGTCCCGCTTCTCGCAATCCGCCTTGAGCTCGGCGATGCGGCTGCTCATCAGCTTCATCGCGAAGCCCCAGCCGGCGATGGCGCCGGACGCGAAGGCGAGCGAGAGAAGGCCGCCAAGAGGCCCCGTGAACTGCGATGGATCGATAAGCACATGCGCCCTTTCCCTTTTGCGACAAGATGGCGCGGAGATTGCGGGGCGTTTACGGCGGTCAGCGCGCGCTTCGTGGCGCGCATGCCGCGCGAAGGATCAGGCCGCGACCGTTGCCCAGCTCGGTCCGGCGGCAGCGCTACGCATCGACCGTCTCACACAGCCAATATTTGCCGGCAAAGGTCATGCGCATCACCGCGCCCGCGGTTGGCGCCCATGTCGTCTTGCTGGCATGGCGCAACGCATAGCTGGTTACTCCGTCGCGCACGACGTTCGGTTTGGTGAAGTCAAATTGAGCATTGCTATTGTTGATCGTGACGAAAACCGTCACGCCCTTGATCATCGCGGCGCTGGAAGTCGAGCTGTTGATATGGGTGACGGTCGCCGCCGACGAGAGGATAAGCTGAAGGTCGCGATAGGCCTGCCAGAAAAAGCGCGCGCCGACCGTGTTGCTGGATTGATCGAGCACCGCCTGCCAGCTCGTCACCGTCTCCTGGCCAATCATCGGTTCCATATAGCTTTCGGCGCCGGCGGTGAATTGCGGACCGATCAGCCCGGTGCCGATGCCGCGATTGCCGATCAGCACCACCTTGTTGCCAGCCTGGGTGGCGCGGACCGTCTGCGTCGAGCAATTCGAATCCACTCTGCTGAAGATCGTGTCGCGCACCTCGATATCCGGAGCGGCTGCGCCCTCGCCATTGCTGTTGGTGCCGCCGATCGCGGCGCGGTCCGCATAGGCGGCAGTCGTGTCGAGGCCCCAATCCTCGATCCGCATACCGACCGCCTTGAGATAGCCCGTCGGCACGTCGGACCGGATCGCCGAACGCTGGGTGCGAGAGATCCGGCCGCGCGCCTCCAGCCTGGCGCCATTGGCGTTGATCCCGACCTGACAGTCGGTGATGACCGCATCGACCAGCGCGTCGCCGGTGGAAAGCAGCTTGACGCCCTCGACCGAGGCGTTGGTCACCTTGCCCGTAAACTTATCATAGACGTCGACACCCTGCGCATAATCCACCGTGCATTCGGTCGCGACCTTGGCGGTGATCGCCTTGCGCGTAATCGGCGTCGCAGCCGAGCCCAAGACCGTGCAGTTGGTCACCTTGCCTGAGTTGGGGCACTCTATGCGCGGCTCGGCGAGGAGCCCGTTGATCGACTTGGAGACATGGACATTGTCGATCACGACGCGCCCCGTGCGGTTGTCGTTGTTGCCGAGTTCGTCATTGACGGTGACGCAGCCGTTGCGCATCGAGCCGTTAGCGATCGAGACGCTGATGTGGCGACCACCTACAGGCCTCGTCGAGAAGGCCCGGACAAACAGGTCCGCGACATTGGCCGAGGAATAGACCGCGTCGTTGATCTCCATGTCGAAATTGCTGATGTGGCACACCTCCATCTGCTCGACATGGATGCCGCTTTCGCTCCAATTGAGCCCGTTATAGCCATCGACATAGCAGGCCGTACGGCTCTCGGTGACAGGATCGAGGTCATCGACATTCGTATGTGCGGTGATGTGGTGGCTCCCACCCTCGCAGTCGATGCCCCTAAAGAAAGAGCGCCCGGAGTAATTTCGCCGCGCGGAGAAATAATGGCTCTGATCGATGTGGACGTTCCACTGCATGGGAAAGCCGCCTGTGGCGCGACAGTCCCTGAACGTCACATCCTCACAATGCTCGGCGTCGATCCCGTTGTGGATCGGGTCCTTGACGTACAAATTCTCGGTGATGACGTGCATATAGCCTTGCACGTAGATCAGGCGCCCATAGCCCTTATTCGCCGACGATCCGCCGCCATTCTGCCACTGGTCGAGATATTGGACCTCATTTCCTGACCGATTACCGTCGAGCGTGCCGCCGCCATGAATATGGAAATAGCGGTTGACCGGCGTCTGCGCGGCCGATCCGGCGAAGACGAGGATGCTGTATTTGGTGTTGTTGGCGAGCCGGAGAGTCGCGCCGTTGAGATCGATGTCCACCCAGCGCCGCTGCGTAAAAAAGGCGTGGGACGGGCGGTCGGTGCGGTCGCACATGCCCCCATGATCAAATATATAGGTCGCATATTTGCGGCAGAGGATCGAGACGGCCTCGGGCGCGGCATAGGCCAATCGCTGAAACGACGGCTTGTCGTTGGCGCCGCCATAACCGACCGCCCCGAACCATTCGGGGAGCAATGTCTGACCTTTCACAAACAAGATGCGGTTCTTGTCGTTCGTCGTCGCGAGCCGAATGATGGCCCCGTCGGCCGGCCAGCCGTCGAATATCTGCCACGCACCCGCGATGATGATCGCGTCGATCGTCAGCGTCACGCCATCGGGGACGATGAGCAGCGCACCCGGATCGATCATCCACACGCCGGTCAAGGTCATCGACGTGCCGATGCGATAGGCCCCGGGCGCCAGGCGGTTGATTCCCTGCGCCGCCTGGGCGCTGAGCAGCCTTGCGCTATTGTCGCCCGTGCCATCGGTGGTGAGGCCGAGCACGGTAGCGGTCATCTCCGCGAGCTTCGACGGCGAGGGCGCGAGCGTCACCGTTCCGTCCGGCGCGGTGAAGGGGAAATGCCCGTCGCCCAGCGTGCCGCCGTTCGCCGGCCCCGCCGCCCAGCCCGCAAGCTGCGTGTGGAAACTGGTCAGCTTGGCGACCAGATCGATATGCTGCTGCGCAGCCTCGGCCCAACTTGTCATGCGATTTCGATCCTCGCCTCGCCGCGATAGCGGCCCATGAGAGACACAGTGACGGCCCGGTGCCCGGCGGGGCAGATGAAGCTGTCCTCGCTGATGATGGCCCCGTCCGGCGGGCGCTTGTGGGAGCCAGCGGGTGCCGTGATGGTGACGACCTCACCCACGGAAACGGGGTTCGGGGACAAAGCCAACGCCACTTCCTCTCGGGGCTGCATCGCAGAACCATCCCACCAGCTGTCGCGGCTGCTATAGTTGCCGTCTATCGTCGCGAAGCCATCGGGCAGCGAAACCGGCTCACGGACGCTGGACCCGACTATGGCGCCGGAGGCGATATGGATGATTGTCCGCATGGTCACTTCGCCAGTCTGAGCGGGCAGAGAACGCCGCGCTGGTAGAGAGGATTGCCGTCGAGGTTCTTCGTCTGGACGGTATAGGTCGCCCCGCCGGCGGGAGGATCGGGGTCGAAGAAGAAGAACGGCTGGCTCTGATTGCCGCCTGATTCCCAGAGGATGTCAGTATATTCGGCCGGAACGATCGCAGATCCATCCGAGCGCACGACGCGCACGGAGACGTTGTCGTTGTCGCCGCCCGTCCGCCGGCCGATGAGAAGCACCTGCATATGGACGCTGGCATTGCTGGCGCCTGCGGGCACCGTGATGGCGCACTCGAGCGTCACGCCCAGCGGGGCAAAGTTACGCCAGATATTGTCGCTATCCGTCCCGACCGAAGCGTAGCCACCCTCGACTGTCACCATGTCCGGTAGGCTGACCGCATTGTCGGCAATGGCCGGGGTATCGACCGAGCCAACCTTATAGGCTTGCGCCTGGACGGTGCCGTTGATGCGCAGGACGCCGTCCTCATAGACGAACGCGGTGAAGGGCGCGCCGCCATTGGGATCGACGAGCTGGAACTTGTCCGAGACGATGATGAACTCGCTCGTGTCGCCATTGTTGGTCGCGATCCAGCCGCTGACATAGCCATCGACGGTGAGCGAGAGCAGCGCGCGCGCCGTGGGTCCCGCCGGGCCGATCAGCGTGGTCTGAAGATTAGAGATCGACGCGCTGTGGCCACCGAGGGAGGTGTCGATGCCGCTGAACCGCTGCGCCATCGTCTGCGTCGGGCTGGCCTTGACCGTGTTCATGTCGAGCAGCCAGGAGAGGCCATCGCCCGATTTGGCGCCGAGCAGCGAGAATTTCTCCAGCGTCGCCTGATTGTCCTGCTGCTGCTGGTTGATGCCCTCAGCTACGACCGTGCCGATTGCCTGGCCGTTGAGCGTCGTCCGCGCGAGCATGACGGCATCGCGCGTCTCGGTGAGCCCCGCCAGATCGAGCCAGTTCTGGCCGTTGAGATCGAGTTCGCCGATCACCTGCTGCGCCAGCCGATCGCCCACCGGCGTGCCGGCGGGCGCGCCGACGGTAGCGCCATCCTCCGGCCGGTTGCCGTCATCGTCGATCACGCCGCTCCAATTGGCGGTCGTCCCCGCTTCGTCGATGCCGAGGATCAGCGGATTGTTGCGGCTGTCATAGACGATCGGCGCGGCCGGCTGAACGGGCGGCGCATCGCTATTGTCCCACGCATAGATCTGCTCATTTTCCTCGCGCAGCACCATCGCGCAGCGCCCGTCCTGCGTCAGCTCCTGCTCCTCGACACGAAACAGGCGCCGGGTGAAGCCAAGCGGTGCGAAGGTAAGCGGAACGATATCGCCGACCTGATATTTCCAGGCGCGGATATCGAAGACGGCCGAGAAGCTGCGCTGATATTGCCGGCGCTGGAGCGCCTGCTTGGCGATGCGCTGCGCCTGCGACGGACTTTCCACCGCCGCCAGATCGAGCGGCAGATAGCGGTCGATCCCATCGACGCTGGCCATCCGCACCTCGGGATAGGGCAGCAGCTGATAGAGCGAGTTGGTCGAGGGGTCGGTGAACTTGCCCCGGACGATATTCGGCGTCTCCTCGAGCGCCGGGTCCGGGTTCCAGGTGAATGCGGACAGCACGTCGTCGTCGTTCAGCCCGTCATCGGTGGCGGCCTCCGCGAGATCGTTGTGCATAATGACGAGGCTGAGCTTGCCGCCCGTATCGCGGAAACGGCCATTGCAGGCCGCGCAGAGCATATCCAGCACCTGCCGCGGATCGTCGCCCTCCGACACGACGCCCGCACCCCGATAGCGCGGCTCGGTGCCGCCGGCGGAGCGGCCGACCAGCTCGTCGCAGAGATTGGCGGCGACGATGAAGGATTGCAGGTCGATGCGTTTCAGCGGCACGCCGCAACCGACCGAGAGCTTGCCGTTGATCCGCCAGCCGATCAGGCGGCGCAGGATCTGCAGCGCGAGATTCTCGCCGATCGTCGCGCCATCGTCGGCGACAAAGCGCCAGGTCGACTGGTCGTTCGCGCGCATCGGCCCGGATCCGCCCGGAACGCTGCCGTCCCGACGCGGATCATAGAGCTTGGCGCCCTTGCCGATGATCGTGATCCGGCTGGGCAAGCCGCCAGCAAAGGGACTTTCCGCCTTCTTGCCATTGCCCGTCCGCTTGATCCGGAGATGAATATAGGCGCAACCGGTCAGCCGGCCCCAGCCAGTGCTGCCGTTGACCGGGACGACATTGGCAGCCGTGCCGGCGGTGCGGGTGCTGACCGAGAGATAGCCGACATATTTGCCGACGGCGCCGGAGGTCTTGGCCCAGGCCTGAACATCCTCGAACCAGATCTCGTCGAAATCTTCGACCTCATGGCTCGCGCAGCCGATGATATAGTCGATATATTCTTGGTTCTGGCCCGACGGCTCGATGTAACGGACATCCGTCGCGAAGGCGGTGCTGCCGAATACTTCCTTGCGATAGTCGCTCGGATTGACTGACAGGTTGAGGCGCCCAAGCTGGGATGGAGGGATTTTCGGCGTCTTCGCGACCGCCTGCGCGACACCGCTGAGCGCGATACTGGCGCCTGCGGCCAGCGCCAGGCTGCCCAGCGCGGTAGTCGTCACCGTCGCCCCCACGGTCACGGCCGCCATACCCATCACGCTCGGCAAGGTAAATCCCGGTAGGATCGCCGCGCCGCCGGTTAGGAACGCCGCGCCGATGATCGCGGCGCCGATCGCGATCTTGGTTACAGCCTTACCCATGGATCAGCCCCCCAACTGCACGCGCCAGGCGATCGGATCGATCCAGGCGGCGCGCGCAATGCGGACCAGCCCCTCGCGCGCGCCCTCGCTGCCGACCGCGATCATGTGGGCGCCCCAGGCGAGCCCGAGCGATCCTTGCGACATGACGATATCGCCCCGCTGCGCGAGGCTCGCCGCGATCCGCTCGAACTTGGTGTCGAGCGTCGCTTCGAGCGTGCCGGCGCCGAAGCGCTTGAGCGCGCGTGCGGAGCCGATCGCGGTGCGATAGCGCCCGCGGAACTCGGGCATGGGATCGATGCCCGTCATCGCTTCCACGGCACCGGCGGCGAAGGTGCAGCAGTCATGCCGCCCCCATTCGAAGGGAAGAGCGCGCAAGGGTTCGAGATATGCGGCAAGCCGTGTCTCCCAATCCGTTTTTCGATGCATCATAGGGCCTCCGGAAAGAGGCCATCGACCAGGCCGCCGCTGCCGCCCCGGGCGCTCGGCGCGGTCGTGTTGGTGCCATTGGCGATCGCGATCGACGACGCGGCGCTATTGTCGCCCGGGTCGTAATCCTTTTGATTGAGCCAGGTCCGGTTCGACGGCTGGCTGAAGAAGCCGAGATAGCTTTCTATATCCAGGCTGATGAGCTGGCTTGTCATGTCGCCGATAATTTTCGGGACAGCCATATAGCCGGTATAATAGGTCCAGATATTGCCGATCCGGCTGAAATCCTCCGGATCGAGCATGGCCCGCCACAGGCGCGCATCGCGGCCCTGCCAATTGGCCTTGTCGCCGATCAGCGTCATCAGCTCGTCATCGACGCCGGCGAGCCCGGACAATTGGACGGTGACGGTATCGCCGCCGCCCTCCTTCGCCGTGACCGGACCGACGGACACGAAGCGCGTGTCGACCGCATCGAAGGTGAAGCCGTCGAGATCCACGTCGCCCGTTCCGCTGAAGTTCATCGAATAGGGCGCATTGGTGACGCGGATCGGCTCGCCCAGAATGTCGAGATAGGCGAAGGTGACCGGGCGGCGGACGGCCGCGTCCAGCGCCGCCTGTGCAGCCATATCGGGCGCGCCCATCAGAAGGACTCCTCGCAGGCAAAGCCGAGCTGGTAGAGGCCGAAGTCGCTATCGTCCCAGCCCGGCGCGTCGTCGGCCATGGACATCAGCGCGGTGGGCATATCGACGACGATCAGAGCGTCATCGGCGGGGATATTGCGGATCCACGGCTTGAAGCTGATCGTCGCCGCGCCCGATGCGGAAACGACATCCGCCGTCAGCATGAGAAGCTGGTCGTTGATCGTGACATATTGCCCGCGCCGCAGCTTCGTGCCGCTTGCGCCCCAACCATCGGTGACGAGCGAATAGCCGCCCTGCCCTCCGCCATTCACCCGAGGCGTGATGCCGCTGATCTGCGGCGTGCGGACGGCAGGCAGGCGGAAGCTGTGGGCTTTGCCCTGACAGTCGATCAGGAAAGCGCGCCAGGGCCAGATGGCATCGTCGTCCACAATATCGAAAGGCTGCACCTCGCACAGCCATCTCGGGGCTTCCGACAGGATCGTCACCCTGCGCCTGCCGGTCCATTCGGAGCGGTTGACCTGGCTCGGCTGGTTAAGCTGCCAGCGCGTGCCCGAGACGGGCGGGCAGTTCGGAAAGGGGATGATCGCCATCAGCCGTTACTCCCGGGAAGACGGGGACGAGAGAGAGTGCGCATGGTGCTTCCCTGCGCGGCGGCCACGATGCTCGGTGCCGCTTCGAAAATGCCCTGACGGACGAGCTGGGCCGTCATCACCGGATCGGCGGCGTTGCGCGCGTCGACCGAGACGGAGATGCTGGTGGTGGAGCTGCTCGACGGCCGGGCCGCCTTCATCTGGCCGAGCGGAATGACCGTGCCCGAACCTTGCGGACGCCAGCCTTCGACATTGCCGGGGCTGGCCCCCTCGTTCACGCGGACAAGCTGGCCAGACCCGACATAGCCCCCGGAAGCGCGGCCGAAGAGGGACAAGCCGATCTTGGCGATATCGCCCATGATGCCGCCGCCCTGCGACGCGGATGACAGGCCGGTTTGAAGCGCGCCGAGGAAGCTTTCACCATGAAGCGAAGCAATGGTTGCCCTGGCAAGAAGCAGTGCGATGGCCTGCAATCCCTGCCGCTTGAAATTGTCCCAGACGCGATCGGTGCCGCCTGTGAACAGATCTTCATAGATGGACGCGACATGCTTGACCTGCGCCTCCATCTTGTCGCGGAGGTCATTAGTGATCTTCTGGTTGGCCTTATATTCGGCGTCTCGGCCGGCCTCCCTGGCATCGAGGGTGGCCCTCAGCTCCGCCATGACGTCACGCCCCTGGCTGGCATAGAAGCTGTCCGTCACCTGCTCGACAGGGTTCTTCCACTCGAGGAAATTCATGCCGCCAAGCTCCTGGGCGACAGCGCCAGGGCTCTTTATTCCATCCTCGAACTTCTGCCTGGGCTTCTCTTCCGCCTTGGCCCCGCCCTCCCCCGCGCTGGCCATTTGGCGCCGCGCCTGCGCTGCGCCGAGAGCGACCCTTTGTGCATCCTCGACCGCCTTATTGGCGGCGCGGACGCGCTTGGCATATTCCGCCTCGTCGATAAGGCCATTGTCGAGCAGGATGCGCGCCTCGCGCTGGACCATATTCCGCCGTTCCTGAGCCCGGCCAACATCGTCAACCGCCGTCGCGAGGGCTAGGCGACTATCTTGGATCGCCTGATCGGTGGCGATGATGCGCTGGACCGCGAGCCGTGAATAGCGGTTGTGCGCCTGATCGAGCCGGGCAAGGTCGCCCTCTGCATCCGCGACCTGCCGCATGGCCGCCGCCCGCGCTTGATCAAGCTCGGAGCCGGCACGGCCCTGTTGAGTGCCGAGCCGCCGTCCCCCCGAACGCAGCTCGATGCTACCCCCGCCACGTGCCCGGCGGACCGTCCTGCCCACCACCTTGCCATTATTTTCTATTCCATCCTCAAGGTCGGCCAATCGCGCACGCCCCTGCGCCAGCCGCAACTGGCCTTCCGCCCGTGCGGCCTGGAAGGTCGCGTTGGCCTGGGCGAGACGTTCTGCAGCTACGGCTCGCGCATCGCCTGCGATCTTGGCCGTGCGGTCGTTGGCATATGCCTTATTCAGAATATCGACGGCATTGGCTGCCGTAAGACTAGTATCCCCCAGCCCATCCTGCGCGATCCGAAGACCATCGGCGTTCGTGCGCGTCTTTTCGGCCGCATCGCCGGAGAATAGCAGCTTCTCGGCCAACACGCCGGCGACGCTGCCTGCGGCAAGCAAGGCCGCGCCCCATGGGCCAGCGAAGAAGGTGGCGAGCCTGCCCGCAACGCCGCCGACGCCCTCGAGGGCAATGGCAACCCGAGGCGCTTGCTGAGCCAGGATGAGCAACGGGCTGTCGCCGCTGGCCACCTGCACGCCGATATCCGCAAAGATACTCGCGAACTGCCGCCCCACGGCACTGGATTTCGCCGCTGCACCCGCAGTCGAGGCGGCGATGGAATTGGAGGATATTCGGACAGCGGCCTCGGCACGAGCCGCGGATTTCTCGACACTGGACATGTTCGTGTCGAAGTCGCGCGCCGCGCCGTTGACCCGCGCCGTATAGCCGTCCAGCTTGACCTCGAGTTCGACGACGACGGAATCAGCCGTGACAGCCATAGGCCACCTGACCTTTCTCGGAACAGCGCTGCTCGCGCTGGCGTCTTGCGACCAGCAGCCGCGAAGGATTGTGGGGAGACAGGAGCATTCCTCCTATCAGCCGCCAAGGAAGGAGAATATTTCTCCAGAGATGCAGAAAGCTCTCGACATGCTCAACGGCACGGTAACTTACCCACCTGGCGCATCCGATGAAGACATTGTCGAGCTTGGCCGACAGACGATCGCCGATTTGTTGCGGGATCCAAGTCGCGCCATGTTCGAAGGCGATCGGGTGGTTCGCCGCGACGGAAACATTTCCCTTTGCGGCAGGGTCAATGCCCCGAATGGCTTCGGCGGTATGACCGGTCGCCAATCCTTCATTGCCGGATCGGTGGTGATGCTTGAGGAAGAAGGTGCCGACTTCTGGAAGCAATGGCAGAAATTCTGCTGACGCGTTGACCCGCGCCATATAGCCGTCCAGCTTGGCCTCGAGTTCGACGATGACGGAATCAGCGGTGACAGCCACTAGGATAAGCCTTTTGTTGATGGTGGCGGTTGGCCTGGTCAGTTGCCAGCCATCCACCCTGGATGAGGCTCAGACAGCTGTTAAGGACCTTCTTAATGACCCGCAGTCGGCTCAATTCAAAGAGATGGAGACGCCATCCACGGGCGTAGCGTGCGGCGAGGTAAATTCTAAAAACGCGATGGGCGGCTATTCTGATTACACGCCATTTGTATTTGTCTCTGATCGCGCCAAGCCCAGGCCTGTTGCGGAAGATCGGGGAGTGCACTTCTACAGCCTGGATGGTGCCAGGGAGTATTTCAGAGTTTCCGAGCAATATGGCTGCGCTGCGCCAGGAGCATGGATCCAATTCAAGGCATCCATGGAAAAAATTGGGCATAAGTTTGCCGTAGAGTGACCATATGACGCCAGTGACACTCAATAAGTGCTGACCAAAGCCATTGCCGCCTTCACGCGTTCCGGATCGAGCGAAGGGGGCTGGACCGCGCCATCCGAATGGCGGTCGTTCCACACCGATAGTGCCGCTTGATATTCCCACCATGTCAGCACCCGCCAGTCGAGGCCCATCAGCGCGCAGTTCACGATCACGTCCGGGAGGTTGAATCCGTCTTCGGCTTTCGCCCTGGCTTTGCCGGCTCCTGGGCCGGCTCGGCTTTTTTTGGCGGCGCATATCCTTCGATCTTCGCGGAGAGGATCGCGGCTGCGATCGACCATGCCTCGCGCAGCGGAGCGGGATGGACATAGCGTTCCATCAGGCGGCGTGCCTCCTGCGGCCCGACCTTGACCGCCTGCCCGTCGACGAGGCCCCTGCCGCCGCCGATAAGGCCAAGGCGGATCGTCTCGTAAAGGTCATGGCTATAGGCATCCGCCTCATGCGCCAGGCCGACAATCTCGCCTTCGAAGACATATCGCCCCTTCAGCACGCGGCCATAGATGGTGAAGATGCCTGCCTTGCACTTCTCCTGAAGCTCGGCGAGTTGCGGGATCCTGAGCGCGAACAGATAATCGCCGTCCGCAAACTCAAGCTCGATCTCGGTGGGTGGAACGGGATCGGGCATCAGGCGGCTGCCACATAGGTCCACGCCCCGTCGGACGCGATCGTCAGCTCGATCGACGCATCGTCATTCTCGGTCGTGCCGAGATTGATCGCGGTGACCACGCCCGGGCCTTCCCAGGTGCCGATGACGGTACCCGCCGCCACGGCGGGATCGGAAATGTCCATGATGATGTAGCGGAAGATGTGCCGCCCCTCTTCGAGCGAGTTGATCAGCTCGGTCTGGTCGACATTATAGAGGCCGGAGCCCGTCAGATCGCGCTGCGTGCCCGTGACGCGCACCCGGCGCTCGGGCGTGCGGGCCGGGCTGGCGCAGTCGCGGACGAAATGGTCGTTGGTCTGCTTGGTCCGGTTGAACCCGGTCGTCTGAATGCCGCAGATGGTGGTGTAATCGGCATCCGTACTGCCGGGCCCGGTCTTCACCTTGATGACGGCAAATTCAAAAGTCGTGGGCTCGGACATTGGGGCCTCCGGTCAAAACTCGGCCGGATAATAAGGCTGGCGGGGCAGCGCGTTTACGGCCGTCAGCGTTGGCCAAGCTGGCAATCGACTCCGCCGACCCTCTCGGCGTGCTGGGCAGCAGTGGTTCGATCATGCGCACTCGAAGTCGGTCGGATCGTATCGGCTCATCTCCGCCCTGAATCGTCTTTCATTAAACATGGAAAGCCTCAGGTGGCGCGCGGCGTCGAAAATATGGTGGCAACATGGCAGGGGCTATGCCAGCTTGGATCTATGCCCACCGCCGCTCTCCGACATGGTCTCTTCGCGAATTCTCAACCTTCTCTCGTCTTCCGAGCAACAATCATCGCGGTAGTTGTCACCTATGGCGCTGCCGCAAATGCATGCTCCGTGGTGGTTCCCACGACAAATTTTGAAGAACCAGGCATTTCAATCCCGGCAGCGGCAAGGAGAAGTTTTACGAAAGCAGTACTTATCGCCGAAGTTACGGCTCATGGGACAGGTCGGAAAGACTCCTCCATTTTCGAGTTCAAGGCGCTTAGGGTGGTTCGTGTCTTCAAAGGTCGCGTTAAGCCGGGAAGTATCGTCCGGTTGCACGGAACTGGGCAACCTTGCGGCCCATTCGTCGATCATGGCGAGAAAGGGATCGTAGCGATCGATAGTCTCGCTGGCCGATCGATCGCTTTCCCTGGGTGGATAAGTGCTGGTCAGCTTTCGTGGATGCGGCAGAAGCGGCTTATACAGTAGCGGCAACATCGGCGATGGCCAAACCCCACGCCATCCCGCTTATGAGCTCACGGCTTAACATCCCAGCCAAGAGCAACCGGAAGTAGACGCCCTGTTTCAGCAAGCGGCTCTACCGCGAGCACAACCGCACGCGGAGGATATGGCGGCTGTCGCGGATAATCCATTGCGGACGTGCCATGATCGGTTAGTCTTTGCCCATGATTTCGATATATCCATCCAGCCTTGCAGATTATCTGCTACTGACCCTTGGACTCATGGTCGTCGTGGGTTTGACGTCGTGGGCGTTACCGTTACGATGGGGCTGGAAAGCATTTCCTGTGATCATTGCCGGTCTAATCGGATTGATATCTTTACTTAAATCTATAGTCATCAACCTGTGCCGCAAGAGAAATGATGGATTCCTTGTTCATTTTAATCTTATCCACCTGATTGAGGCTCTCATGCTCGCTGCGCTCGCTTTTGGAACCGTCCAAGCCCTTCGTCGCTCACGCTCGGACGATAGCTAACAATCCATTTTAAATGAATGTGGCATGCCTTTGTCGCCAGTTGAGGCTTGCCTGGCGTTCGCCATTTATGAGACTATGACTTAGCCTCCTGCCCTTTCAAAGGGGCGACGATATGGGCAATGAAGTCACGCTCAACATGGCCATCGCCCAGACTAGGAAATCATTCAAAACAGTTCAGTAAAGGGGCGCTGATGTTACTCCTTATTTTTTGGCTGCTATGCGGCATTGCAGCCGGCATGGTTGCATCGGCCAAAGGGCGTAGCGGCGTAGGCTGGTTCATCCTGGGAATGCTGTTCGGCCCCTTGGCGCTGCTCGGATCTGCGATTATTTCACCGGATCAATCCAGATTGCGCCACCGCGACGTTCGGACTGGCTTGCAATCAGGCAGGCTACGGCAATGCCCCTTCTGCCAAACCGCCATCGCTCGCGAAGCCTCTGTCTGCCCGGCATGCCGACGTGACATTACGCCAATGGCGCCAGAACGTGGCTTGATCGAAATGGCAGCCGATGCTTGGAAGCGACGGCGCACCTAACCGGTCACCGCCGCCATCTCTATTCGGCTGCTGAATGGGGGTGGGGCACGATCAAAGCCCCGCTTTGTCTTGCTGCACGATATGCGCGCCGGCTCAGCCGATGACGCGCACCCTGAAATTCTGGACCGCATGATAGGCATCGGCCTCGCCGCCATCGGCGATGAGCTGGCAGCCGGTCGAACGTATCCTGATCCTGGCGGGATAGGGCGTCGTGATCGTCACCATCTTCCTGTCGAGCGCGGCCGCGATCGCGGCGCCGATCCGGTCGGCATGATCCTCCGCCGTCTCGACGAGGACGCCATCGACGATCCGATCCTTCGCAAAGCCATGGACCGCCACGCTGAGCTCGCTGCCGTCGATGCGGGTCGCAACGATGGGGATGGCGGTCGGCGCTCCATATCGTACGAACGGCCAAGCGTGCGACGCCGGCGGCGACTGCGGATAGATGCGCGACGCCGGGACGATCGCGGTGAGCGTCGCATCCGCCTTCAGCAGCGTCAATATCGCTTTGCGGACAGGAACCGTCGCGAGCTTCGCCATCAGCCGCCTCCTCCCGATCCCCGGCCGATCTCGTCCACTGCATCGCGAACCATCGCCGTCGCCCGGCTGCGAAGCCTCTCCGCGGCCGGCCTCATATAGGGGCGCGCAGCCATGCCGCTCGTGCCGAATTCGAGATCGGCGGCCCGCGGCGCGTTGCTCGATATCTCGACCTTCAGCGGCCCGAGCTGCGCCGTCTCGATCACGCCGGCGATACGGCCAGCGTCCACGTCCGGCGGCGCGCCCGATCCGGCGCCGGCCAGGACCGACGCCTGCGCCTCGGCCCGGATGGCCTTGCCCGCCGCGAAGATCGCGCTGCCGATCCGCCGGACCGCATCGGGGCCGGCCAGCCGCTTCAGCCGGGCGGAATGCGCGCCCGCGCCCCTGATCCTAGCCACGCCGCCCCCTTCCCTCCCAATAGAGGCCGGCAGGGTCGCGCGTCAGCGACGAGACGATCCATATGCCCGCATGCGGCCCCTCCAGCAGCTCGATCCGCGCATCGCTGTCGAGCGAGCCCGCCAGCGTCGCGGCGAGGATCAGGAAGCGCATGTCGCCCTCGCTATAGCCATCGCCGCCCCGCATCGCCTCGCTGACCTGATCGACCTGCACGCGGCAATCCCGATAGGCGACGGTCCCCGGGATCCAGGAGCCGCCATCATCATAGCCGCCGCCGCTTTGCGTGATGACGCGCGCGGGATGAAAGGGCCCGCCGAACGTAGCGGAGATGCCGGTGGCGATATCGGCCATGAAGGCGGCGGGATCAAACATAGGGATAGCCGAGCAGCCGGCCCGGATAGTCGCAGGGCATGGCGCCGCCCCCGGTCATGCGCGCGCCGCCCTTGTTGCGCGCGAGCAGCGCAAGAAAGTCGCGGCCATAGCGCGTGGCCTTATAGCCCCCCGCGGCCGCCTGCGCCGCGGCGGCGTCCGCAAAGGACAGGTCCATCGCGCCCGAGCGAAAGCGCGAGACGCCGGCCGGGATGGATGCGCCCCCCGCCTCGAGCCCGCCCTCCGCCATGCCATGCGCCGCGCGCGCGATCAGCGCCGGGGCATAGTCGCGCTCGGCCCAGCTCTCGTCCACGAAGCGCTCGGCATCGGTCAGCCAATATTGGATCGTCGCCTCCTCCACCGCCGCGAAGGCCGGATAGCGGAGGCGCAGATCCGCCGGCAGCGGCTTGGCATAGGCCATCAGATGAGCGCTTCCAGGTTCGTCGCCGCCGTGCCGCTGGCATGGACGCGCAGCACGCCGACGGGCAGCAGCTCGCCGGCCGAGATATAGCTGTTGCGCACCTGCCCCGCCTCCGTGGTGATGCGCAGCGTGCCTGCCACGCCATCGGGCCGGCAGCGGATGCCGCGCGCCCTGGCCGGCAGGTCCGTGCCGTCGTTCGGCACGATCGGCACAAGATCGACGGCAGGATCGGACCATGATCCCGCCACCGCCTGCCCCGCTTCATTCGTCCGGATCGGAACGCCCATCGCAATCCCCTAAAAACAGGCCTCTCGAAAAACAGGGCCACCCCATGGATGCGAGGCGGCCCCTTCTTTCCCGCGCGGCTTTCCCGCGCGGTCGGCGCGGTCAGGCGCTGGCGGCGTCCTCGCGCGGCTTCGCGCCACGCCCCCGCGCGGGGGGCGCCGCGCCGATCTCGAACCAGCCGGTCGCCGTCATCGAGGCAAGCTCGGCCTCGCTGATGTCCACCGCGCCCGCCGTGCTCTGGCCGGGCTGGAGGATGATGTGCGGCGCGGCGTTGAAGATCCTCGGACCTTCGCTGACATTCTTCGCCGCGACTTTCAGATATTCGACCATCGCCGCCTCCCCCTCAAATGCCGTCGAGATAGCGGAAGGCGCCGGTGCGCAGCACCTCGACGCCGCCGGTGCGGAAGGCGCCGGGCACCTCGAACTGGAACGGCCCGTCCTGATAGATTGGGAAGAAGCGATGCGGCATCGGCAGGTGCAGCTTCACCACATCCTGGGCGTTCTTGTAGACGACCATGCGGCGGCTGCTGCCCGCGCCCGCCGTATCGAGCCCGAGCACGCCGCGGATCGTCAGCGGCTGGCCCGTCATCTGCGTATAGATGTTGGTCTGCAGGATGAAGGACAGGATCGTCTCGCTGTTGGTGGACGACATCGGCGTCATGCCCAGCCAGGAAATGATGCTGTAGGGCAGCAGCACCGTATCCGCCATTTCGACCGTCAGCGAACCCGTATAGACGCCCGTCAGCGCGCCATTGAGGTCGCGCACGATCTGCGCGGGCGTCTTGGTCGCATTGCCATTGGCGTCGAACCAGCTGGTGACGGATCCGCTGCCGTCGTTCGGCGCGGTGCCGATCGTGACGGCCGTCTGGTTGGCGAGGCCGAGCAGGCTTTTGGTCGTATCGCCCGTCAGCGTCACATTCCACATGAATTCCTGATAGGCGCGGCGCGCCGCCATCGCCTTGTCGTTGGGCAGGCTGATGCCCAGAAGCTGCGCCTGGCCCAGCTCCTCGGTGGTATAGCCATAGCCGATCGCCGCCATATGGACCTTGGTTTCCGAACGGTCGCGCGTCACGTCCGCCTTGGGCACATCCTTGGCGGCACCCGAAAACCATCCGGCCTTGCCCACCGATCCGGACAGGAAGGTGGTGATGCCCGGCGTGAATTCGGGCGCGGACGTGTCGACATAGACCAGCCGGGCAAAGTCCAGGTCCGGGAATTTCTGGGCATAGACGGTGGCGTTGATCGTGTACGCCTGGTTGGTCAGGAACGCGAGCGCGGCCTGCGGTGCATCGTTCAAATTCATGTACATCGATCAGGCCCCTTTAGGACGGAATGCGGCGCAGCCGCACCTTGAAGATCGCGTCGGCGCCGGATGCGGCGCTGTCCGCCTCGGCGCCCTGAACGGCGAAGATGGTTCCGGACGTGGCCGCGGTCGTCCAGCGGCCGGTGGCGCTGTTCCAGTTGAGCGCGGCGCCCGCGGCAATCGCCGCATCGGCCTTGCCGAACCAGACGCCCTCATCGGCGATCGGCACAGTGTCGCCCAAGACATAGAGGTCGCCATTGACGGTCACGGCATGCGTGGCGACCGCAAGGCCGATAAACTCGCCGCCCGAAGCGAGCGGGGCGACGCCATTGTCGCCGTTGCGCTGGCCGGGGGCGCCGAAGGCGATGGTGGCGGTGGCGGTCCGCGTGAGCGCGTTCCACGCCTCCATATTCGCATGCATGCCGGGATAGCCGGCCGCCTGGAACATTGTGTAGCTGGACTGAAGGGGCATGGTCTTATTCTCCTTTCAGCGGATCAGGCGGCCTTGTTCCGCCAGGAGTTGAAGTCGTTCGCGTCGGCCAGCGCCCGGCGCTCGCGCGCGGCGCTGTCGCCGGCATGCAGCGGCTGGTTGATGATCGTCTGGCGCAGCGGATCCGGCGCGGCATCGCCCAGAGGCAGGAGCGCGAGGAAGGCGCCGTCGATCGCGGCGTCCGCCATCTCCGTCGCAGCGGCGCCGAGCCGGGCGGCGACCGCGGCCTTCCTGATCTCGGCATCCGTCCTGCCCTCGACGACGATCGCATCGCCCGCGATCTTGCGCGCATCCGCGATCAGCCTGGCGCGCGCGTCGGCGAGCGACTGGAGCCTGGCCGGGCTGATCTCGCCATCCTTCAGCCGGGCGTTCAGGCCGGCAATCTCGCCGTCCCTGGCCTGGATCGCGATAGTGGCCGTTGCCAGATCGGCGCTGAGCCTGGCCATGTCCGCCCGCGCGTCCGCGAGCTGGGCCTGGAGCGTCTCGATCGCGGCCTTGGCCGCGTCCGAAACATCCGCGACCTGATGGCCGTCGATCATCAATATGTGCATGCCCTGGCTCCCATCGCCGATGCGCAGGTTGGAACCGCCGCGCGCCCGATCGACGACGGCGAGGTGATTGGCGTGAATATTGGTCTGGATGGCGTCGTATGGCTCGCCCTCCGGGGTGATGCCGGCCTCCCATTTGAGGTCGCAGGAATAGCCCATGGAAAGCTCGCGCTTGCCATTCTCGACCGCCTTGATCGCGGCGGCATCCATCAGCGCCATGGGGACGCGGATGAACTTGCCCTCCTGCTTCACCTCGTCGCCCGTCTGGCCGATGGCGAGCCGCTTCCAATTGTCGGCGGTGACGGGGGTGGCGGGATGATCGAGCGTGACGGGGCGATGCGCGAAGGATGCCATCGCCTTGTCGTCGAACACCTGATCGGCGGGCCGATAGACGCGCACCTGCGCCAGATCGGGCCGGCCGACTTCGGATCCGGCATAATGCTGAATGCCCGTGCGGGCGACGAGCACGGATGCGGCAAGATAGCCGTCGCCGGTGCGGCGGGGGCTGTCCAGGGTCAGGCGATCGAAAAACTGCATGGCGCGCAGGCTATTGGGTGCGCTGCCTGAAGTTTACGGCCGTCAGCGGCTTTCCGGACATCGAGCCGGACGGCGGCGCGAAGCAACAAGGAGCAGCCGGCGCATGTGCCTGATCCGGCAGTTCCTTCAACTTCACCGCATGGAGAGGTTGGCCGTTATGCGATGTTCCCGTTCATCGCAGAACTTTGACGGATCGAACATTCTGTTGGCCTATGATCCATCGGCTCGTTCTGACCTGCCTCTGATCTTTCATCCAGCGGCAGCTAGAGCCGCGGCGGTTGGTACTATGTCGTTGACGCCGAGGCCAGCGGC